GATTTGATCGTACACTTCTTTATCAAGACTAATGGATGTTTTAATTTTGCCCACATTTATCACCTCATAAACATTATAACACAAAGTATCAATAAGTGGCTAAAAGTATTCAAAAGTATTACAAAGTGTGATATAATATAAGTGAGGTGATAGGTATGGGTAAAGAGTCAAGAGAAAAGGTTTGCGAGCATTGCGGGAGAATGTTTGAAGTTAGAAATATATATAAACCAAATAAATATTGCTCACAAACATGCTCGGCAAAAGAAGCGGCCAAAGGCAATGTTAACAAATTAGCTCACATGCACGAGATGTGGGACAGTATATATGTTTGTAGAATAAGAATAATAGGGAAATATATTAATGGCAGAGAAATTACGGATGTACGGTGCCAAGAGTGCGGGCATGAGTGGGGAGTAAGAACGACCACGTTATCGGATAGAGCGAGAAAAGGAAACCCTGGTTGCCCGAGGTGCAGAGGTAAGAAAAAAGAATGCTTGCAATGCCAAAGGGAAATAAGCTGGGACTGTAACGATGAGTTTTGCGACAGTGCTTGCGAAAGAGAATATAACACGAAAGAATGCAAAGGTTGCGGAAAGAAGATTGTAAAAGGGTTTTCTGATTTTTGTAGTAATAATTGCGAAAACGAGTATGAGGAAAGAAAAAGATTAGAGGTATTAGAAAAACTAAGGGTTAGCAGGATTGAAAAATATAAACAAAAAACGGTAACCTGTAAATATTGTGGCGTGACGTTTAAAACAAAATACAAAAAAAGTCATGTATTTTGTTCGGACGAATGTAGAAAAAAACAAAAAAATGTATATTCAAAAAAGAGTGATAAAAAAAGAGGGAAAAAACTAATGGAAAATGGCGAATATGATAGTTCGATAACATTACCTAAGGTTTACAAGAAATACAAAGGCATATGTTACATATGTGGAGAGCGATGTAATTACAATGATTGCGCAACAACAAAAGAGGGGTTTTTTATTGCAAAGGATAAATATCCGAGCATAGAACATATAATCCCAGTTTCAAAAGGCGGTACTCATACATGGGGCAACATAGGGTTAGCTTGCATGGAGTGTAACTCTAAAAAAGGTAATGGATATATAGAGAGTGAAAACGGTCAACTTAGCATAGTCTAGGTTGGCTATTTTGCTTGTAAAATGAAAGGGGTGATTAAGTGAGTAAAAAGGCTATTCCAATCAACATACAGATGGCAAAAGGCAATCCTAACAATTTAACTAAGGCTGAAATAAAAAGAAGGCAAGCCAATGAGGAAAAATTAAAACCTAACACGGATAACATAAGAGCACCTAATTGGCTAGACGAAAATGCGCTTGAAGAATGGGAGCGCATAGCAACAGAACTTGAAGAATTGGAACTCTTGACGAATGTGGACATATCAATTTTAGCAATCTATTGTGATGCCTATTCTAAGTATTTACTGGCTACGGAAACGATAGAAAGTGAAGGTATGTTTATGGAGTACACCAACAAAGGCGGTGCTACTAATAATATTGAGCATCCAGCGGTTAAGGCACAAATAAAATATAGTGATCTAATGCGTAAAATAGGTATTGAGTTTGGGTTAACACCTGCCGCTAGGGCTAAGATTGCAATTAGGCAACCGGGAGACAAACCAACAAACAAGTTTCTTAAATATATATAGGGGGTGCAAAACGTGGCCAAGAAAGTAGACCGCACTACTGAATATGCCAAGCTTGTAGTTGCTGGTAAAAAAGTAGCAGGCGAATCTGAAATCTTGGCATGTAAAAGGCACTTAGAAGATTTGAAGAAATCGAAGAATAAAGACTTTGATTATAAATTTCATGTAGATTTAGCAGAGAAGTCGATTAGTCTTGCAAATGAACTAACTATTCTAGAAGGTGACGAACCCCAACAGCTACAAACATATGGATTTCAAGAATTCATACTAGGGTCATTAGCTGGATGGAAACAAAAAAGAACTAAATATAATAGATTTAGAGAGGCTTACATTCAATTGGGTAGACAGAATGGTAAGTCTTTTTTGTCGGGTACTAAAGCGAATGAGGATGCAGGGTTTAGTGATTACAAAGAGGGTTTAATTATATGTGCCGCTACTAAGCAAGACCAGGCTAAGATTGTATGGAATGAAGTTGCCAAATTTATAAAAGCCGATGAAGATTTATCGGAGTTATATAAAATAACTGAAAGTAAGAATACCATAACAAGCAAAGTAACTGGTACTAGAATAGTTGCGGTAGGTAGGGATACAAAGTCGCTAGATGGATTTAGAACTATCTTGGCGATACCCGATGAATTACATGCGCATCCAAACAATCAAACTTACAGGCTACTCCTAGGGGGTCAACGTAGGGTAAATAGCGCATTACTACTTGCAATCACAACCGCTGGGTTTGACCTAAACGGTTTTTGTTACGAACACTATGAGTTTTGCAAGAGAATACTAAGAGGCTTAGTAATAAAAGAAAGTCAATTTGTATTTATAACTGAAATGGATCCCGAGGATGATATGTGGGATTACAAGAACTGGGCGAAATCTAATCCGCTTTTACTTTTTAATCGGGATAACACCATTAACATGGATGAAGTTAGGAAAATGAGTGAAGTCGCAGTTGAAGTAAAGGAAAAAGGTGGTACTGATCTCTTAGATTTCATGACGAAATGGCTTAATATGTGGGTAGCTTGGAAAGCAGGAGCCCTTATTGATTTAGATAAGTTTAAGTTATGCGAAAGCGAAATGACACTTGAAGATGTAAAGGGCAGAGATTGTTACTTAGGCTTTGACCTTTCGAGTGGTGGTGACTTAACTAGTATAGCTTTATTATTTGAACTGGATAATGGCAAGATATTCATACACTCACATTCATTTATGCCAGAGTTGCGACTAATGGAACACGAACGTACAGATGATGTGCCTTACAGACTTTGGGCGAACGATGGTTTATTAACCCTAACTTCTGGGGCATTTGGAGTTAAAACAGACTATAAGTTCATCGTTAACTATCTTAAAGAACTAATAGATAAGTATGAGATTAACATTACCGAATGTGGATATGACAATCATAATGCAAGTGCATTCCTAGCAGATTTAGAGTTTATAGGATGCCCTCTTACAGAGGTATTACAATCGGCTAGAAGTTTAAATGATGCAACGGTGGATTTCCAACTTTCAGTCAAAGCTAACCAATTATTGTATAACAAGAATAATGCGCTATTAGTATGGTCAATTATTAATGCTCATACTACTAAAAATAGTTTCGGAGAAATCAAAGTTGATAAGTTAAGTGAAGAAAATAGGATTGACCCAGTTGATGCTATCTTAGATGCTTGGAAAATATACTTTATGAATAAATCAGTAAGTGAATATGATGTAAATGCGGAAGTTGATAGCTTTATGAGTATGTTTGATAAAAAGAATGGAGGTGAGTAACGTGGGAATAGTGCGAAAAATGGCATACAACTATGTCAAGAAAGACCTTGCTAGAAACGAAGTACAAGAGCAAACCACAAGTGACATAGGATTGCAAGAAATAAACGCAATGTTTGGGTTAAGTGGTGGAAATGGTGAAAATCTATCAGAGGTAACATATTTCACTTGTATTAAGATGTTATCTGAAAGTATTGGTAAGTTAAATATAGATTTATTGCAAGATACAGATAAAGGTACAGTTAGAGTTAAAGATCATGAAGCTTATAATTTGTTTAAATATAGACCAAACCCTCATATGTCACCTTCTACATTTAAGTCACTGGTTGAATTTAACCGTAACCATTACGGTAATGCTTATATATGGCTGAGATACAAAGGGGCTAGTGTAGCAGATTTATGGGTACTAGAAAATGATAATGTTAAAGTTATCATAGATGATGTCAATTTATTTAGTAGTGAAGAAAAGTTGTTCTACGAATACACAAACCCGAAAACACAACAAAAATTCTTATTCCATCAAAGTGAGATTATACACTTAAAAGGTGGAGTTAGCAGAGATGGAATACTAGGCTTATCTATTCAAGATATATTAGCAAGTACCATGAAGGGCAACAAAGCTAGTCAGGCTTTCCTAAACAACCTAAATGAAAAAGGGCTAACAGCTAGAGCAGTCCTCGAGTATGTCGGAGATTTAGACCAAGCAAAAAGAAAAACGTTAGTGGCCACAATAGAAGAACACGCAATGGGCCAAGATAATGCAGGTAAAATAGTTCCTATACCACTAGGCATGAAGCTTACACCACTAGATTTAAAACTAACTGACAGCCAGTACTTTGAGTTAAGGAAGTATAGCGCATTACAGATAGCGGCAGCATTTGGAATCAAACCAAACCATATAAACAATTATGAAAAGAGTAGTTACAGTAATAGTGAGATGCAAAATCTTAGCTTTTATGTAGATACTCTTTTGTTTATCTTAAAACAGTACGAAGAAGAATTGAATTACAAGTTATTAACCAACAATGAGAGAAAAGAAGGACTACACTTTAAATTTAATGTTAGTAGTATCTTGCGTGGAGACTTGAAAACGCAAGCTGAATGTTTGGCGAGGTATGTTAATAATGGCATTTATACACCTAACGAAGCTAGGAAGATATTAGACCAACAAGAGGAATTAGGTGGGGATGTGCTTATGGTAAACGGTAACTACATTCCAGTAACGCAAGTGGGTAACCAATACAAGAAAGAGGGTGAATAAATGAAGCTCGAAGATATGAATCACCTAGAAAGAATAATAGAAAAGGCACTTGAGTGTGATTTACCGTTAGGCCTATCTATTGAGATGCCAGGGTTCGTGGAGCCAGAGTTGATTATTAACCCTGCAGTTAATTTGAAGAAAAAACTAGAATATTACAAAGATGTTTACGATGAAAACTTAGAACACAGACATGCTAAAGGCATTAAAATTGTGGGATTTGAGTTTAACTGGTTAAGGGAAAGGGGGTGAATAGATGAGTTTCTATAACTTAAAAAATCAAACAGATACCACAGCAGAATTATATATCTATGGAGATATCGTAGATGATAGCTGGAAAGGCTACTACTGGGATGAAACAGAAGATGTATTCCCTAGCAACATTAAAGAGATGCTTGATGGTGTTAAAGGTAAAGATATAGATGTGTATATCAATAGTGGAGGTGGTCATGTTAGTGCAGGCCTTGCTATTTCTCATATGCTACAAAGGCACGATGGAAAAACAACGGGTCACGTTGATGGGATTGCGGCTAGTATCGCAAGTGTAATATTGATGGGTTGCAGTGAGATAGTTATTCCTAGTGACAGTTTGGTGATGATTCACAAGCCTATTAACTCGTTATACGGGAATGCCGATGAGCACAGGAAGATGGCTGATGATCTAGACCGTATGCAGGAAGGTATTTTAAATGCTTATAAAAGGCATTTGAAAGATGGAGTTGAGATTGAAACCATTAACCAACTACTCAACGAAGAAACATGGCTACATGGTGATAATATGGCAGAATACTTTAATGTAACCGTAACTGACAGTTTAGGGGCGGTGGCATGTGATAGCAACTTGCTAGATAAGTATAAGAATTTGCCGAAGAACCTAAGAGTTGAAAAAATAACTGGAATTAAACCTTTCAATTTCTCAACCGCACCAAAAGAAAGTCCGAACGTAGAGTTTACGATATTTAATAAGAAAATAAATAACAACTTAAACAATGAGATTGAAATTGCACTAGCATTAGCAGATGTAATTTCTTTCAATTCCAAGGAGGAGAAATAATATGAAATTATCAACAGAAATGCGTAAAGAATTAGATGCACTTAAAAATACGATTGTGGTGTACCAAAAAGAAGGTAAAACAGCAGAAGCGCATGCAAAACTAGGCGAGTTAACTGAACTTAGAAATAAGATTGAGGTTCAAGAAGAACTTGAAAGAGTTGAAGCAGAGAATTTCACAGGTACGCCAGTTGCTCCTAAGGCAAAACCTAACCATACAGTAGCTTTCAACAAGGCACTATTAGGAAAACCTATGACAGATGCAGAAATGGCGCTTGCTGAAACAGGTCAAATTGAACATGTGGGAGAGCAAGGCGGATACTTAGTACCAGAGGACCAGAGAACGCAAATTGAAGAACTTAAAAGGGAGCTTACCCCACTTAAAGCGTACTGTAACGTTATCCCAGTTGGGACTTTGGCTGGCTCTATGCCGCTTGAGGTGGGAGCGGATGACGAACTTGTAAACTTTGATGAGCTAGAAGAAATTACCCAGAGCGATATTCGGTTCGGACAAGTTAAGTGGAAGTTAACTGATTATGGAGATCTTATTCCGATTTCAAACACATTGCTTCAAGACGAAACAGCTAATCTTACTAACTTTATTGGTAGACGTTTTGCTAAAAAGGCAGTAAGAACGGAAAATACAAATATAATTGCACAACTCAAAACTGCAACAAAGAAAACGGGAACAGGATATAAGGATATTATTACTATGCTTAACAAAGAATTAGACCCAGCTATCTCTGCAACAGCTATCATTATCACCAATCAAGATGGTTTTGATTACTTAGATAATCTTGTTGATGGGAACGGCAGGCCGCTACTCACAGAATCACTAGCGGATAAAACAAAAAAGCTATTTAAAGGTAGGGAAGTTGTTGCATTATCAAATGCCGTATTAAAGAGCACAGGTGTCAAATTGACATTCTTTGTGGGTGATATGGAAGAGTTCTTAGCTTTCTTCGATAGAGGCGCTTATGAAATGGCAGTATCTAAAGAAGCAGGATTTACTAAGAATGCAACGTTTATGAGAGTTATTGAGCGTTTCGATACTCAAAAAGTAGATACAGGCGCAATGATTCACTTAGAATTAACAATTCCAGCAGAATAAACAGAGTGGCCCTACGGGGCTACTTTTTTAAAGGTGGTGCAATATGACACTAGAAGAAATAAAGATGTTTATTAAGGTAGATGGAGATTTAGAAAATAGTTTTATCACAATGCTACAACTAGGGGCAGAGGAATATTTGAAAGAAGCAGGTATATCTAAAGATTATAACAAGCATAGATATGGGTTATGTGTCTGTATGCTAGTGAAAAACTGGTATGACAATAGAGAAATAACAAGTAAAGAGGTTAAAGAACAACCATTCGGGATACGAACTCTTATCCAACAGTTACAAATGGAGTTGAGCATATGAAAATAGCAGAACTCAATACTAAGATAGATTTCATGGTGGAGGTGGCACAGGATGGTCCTTTCGAGGACTTAGAGCCTAGTTACGACCCAACCATAACTAATATATGGGCTAAGAGAGTAAAGTTACTAGGTAAGGAGAATATAGCCCTAGGAGCAGAGCATAATATCATACAAGTTAATTTCATTATCAGATACAGAAGTGACATAAACGAAACTGTGTTTATAAGGCACGAAGATGTTATTTACAATATTGTAGGCTACGAAGAACTTAAAGATAACCGAGATTATATGCTTATAGCAACGATTAAAAAGCAGGTGATTTTATGAGCATGAGTATGAACTATACCGACTCCGATAAACTTGAATTATTTCTAGGTAGGTTAGAAACAGATTGCAAAATGGCGGGCGAGGAAATACAAAAAGAATCCGCTAAAATCATTAAAGCTAGAGTGGTAGGTCAACTGAACAGATTAAGAACTAAAACAAAAGATGCAAACCACAAACACATGGCCGATGATGTAAGTATTAGAACTGTCAAAGATTCATTCGGAGATAAAGTTACAAAAATTCAAGGTGGTAAGAAAACTGGCACATTGTGGCATATCGTAAATGATGGAAATTACAACACTGGTGCAACTCACTTTATGGATAAAGCACTGCAAGAAGCAGAGCAAGAAATACAAGCTGTTATTGATGCAGAGCTATCAAAGGTTGGTGATTAAATGGTAATGGCAGTATACAGCACCTTAAAAGCTTTAAATATACCAACGACTTTTTTAAAAAGGCCACAGTTCGGAACAAGCCAAATGGTTATGTCTTATCACTTTTTCAATGAAGGCAACTTGATGTATGGTGATGGGAAACCTAATAGAAGTGGCGGGGCACTACAAGTAGATTTGTTTAGCAAGAAAGCAGATTATTCAAGTACCGTAAGTGAGGTTAAAGCTTTACTTGCAGGCGCTAAATTTAGGTACTTTGACGGGAGTGACGACATAGAGAAATTATCCGAAACAGAACAGTTATACCATAAGGTGCTAATATTTAATTACGTAGAAAGTGAGGTATTGAAGAATGGAATTTAAAATAAATGTAGAAGGTCTGCATTTTGCAGAAATTACAGAGTCCGAAGAGGGCGAATTAGTATTTGGAAAACCAGAGCATATACCAGGTGCTATGGAAGTGGGAAGAAACCCTCAAATTTCACAAGGTCGACTTTACGGTGACGGAAAGGTATCGCACTCCACTTCAAGAGTAAATTCGTACCAAATATCAGTAAATCAAAACAAGCTACCTTCAAAATGGAGAAGGTATATGGAGGGAAAAACAGTTACAGGTGGGGTGGAAAGTGGAACATCAAAAGACGAACCAAAACCCTTTGCTATTGGATGGACGGTTGAGAAAACAGGCGGAGCTAAAGAATTGATATGGTTTTTATATTGTAAAACAGAGCCTATTCAAGAAACTGTTACCCAATCGGAGGATAATATCAACTATTCAACTGATAGCGTAACTATCACAGCATTAGAACATGATAGCTTAGGAAGATTTTACACTTTCATTGATACAGAAGATGAAGAAATAACACCTTCGTTGGCAGAAGATTTCTTTAAGAAAGTACAAATTGATGATGCAATAAGTGCAGCCTAAGACTTGATATACCCCTTTCTTTTATATTAGAGTATAATGTGGTAAAAGGGAGGGGTATTATGGACAATTTAGAATTTAGAAAGTTTATAACCACTTATGGGGTTAGCTATGAAGAGTATGAGAAAATGGCAGATGGCGAAAAAGAGGAACTTGTTAGCAAGTTTAGATCTCAGACAAAAACGGAAAACATAGATAAGGTAGGGAAAGGATTACAGGGGTGTGGTTGTTTAATAATGCTTATACCAATACTACTAGGCTTGTTGTTTTTCCTATTTTCTCTTATTAAAGGATTATTTTAGAAAGCACTCATTAAATTGGGTGCTTTTTTATTTTAAAAATAGAGGTGAAAAAAATGGCAAGAGTATCAATTAAAAAGATAGAACCGTTAGAAATGGAATTTAACGACGGTACGATTAAGGAAGCTTTGTTTAACAACGAAGCTTTTATTATTTATTCGGATGAGTTTGGGAAATTAGATGCGGGTAAATTGGAAGAGTTAAAGGATAAGCCTTATGACCTAATATCAAGATTTCTATATTGTGGAATGAAAGTGATGGATAAAAATATAACATTAGAAGAAGCGAGATCAACAACAATAGGTGGCGGAGACCCATTAGCAACGGAAATATTAAATTCTGTAATAGATAACTTTATGTCAGTAGCTGATGAAGGTTCAAAAAAAAAGTTCCTAACGGAAGTGGAGAGATTCAACAAAGCCCTCCAATAGACAGTGAGTTCTGGGAAACTCTTTATTTTGCTTACTGCATTAAGTTAGGTAGGAGCGAAGAGGAATTTTTAAGAGGTAGTACAGCGAAAACGATTAGGATGCTAGAAATCAATACTAATGGGATAAAAAGAAAACCTCAAACAAGGTACGTTAATTCGATGAGAGATTTCCTCAAATAAGGCGGTGAGAAATTGGCTAAATGCACGTATTGTGGTAGCAACGAACATCCATACGGGTTATGTCCCAAAACATGGGGAGGTTCAGCAAAACGGAAATGGGGATTGCATTGTTCTTATTGTGGTAGCAATCAACACGATGCCGAATATTGCCCTAAGACATGGAGTGGCCCATCAAATAGAAAGAAGAATAAAAATGGGCTTTATTTAGATTAGAATAAAAGACCATTTTATTTGGTCCTTTATTAATGGAGGTGAATGTTATGGCTGGTTTTCGTGGGTACAAACGTTCCATCAAACTCGAGTTTGACTACAATGAGGTAAAAGATGGTGTGCCGAACGTAAGTAAGCAAATGGCGGTACTTAATGCAGAGTTTAGAAAATCAAGTGCAGAAGCTAACGTAAGCGGAAAAGAAATTGACAAACTAGGTACCAAGTATGATTACCTAAGTAATAAAATCAAAATACAACAACAAGACGTTGAGAACTATAGAAAAAAATTAGAAACAGCCACTAACGCAAAAGGTAATAACACTAAAGCGATAGAGAATAATACCGCTAGTTTGCAAATAGCAGAAGCTAGGCTATCTCAGACAAAAGCACAACTTGACGGGGTTACAAAGGAATTAGAAAAGCAAAAAACAACTTTAGGAAAAACGTCGGAAGAATGGAAATCGCTAAGTGAGAAAACCACTGAAATAGGCAAGGGTATGACAATGAAAGTTACCGCACCTATTTTAGCGGCAGCTGGTGCAAGTTTTAAACTTGGCGCAGATTTTGAACAGGCGCTAGGTAAAATGGATGTAGTTTTTGAAGAGAATGCC